AGCTGCGCCAGCATCTCGCTGCCGACCGCCTTGGCGGCTTCGACCTGCGCCATGGCACGCACCCGGCGGCAATCCTCGAGCTCGCGCCAGCCGAGCTGACGCACGAGGAAGAACTCGCCGCTCTCGTGTGGCACGTCGAGCTGTACCTGCGGCATCTGGTCGACGAAGGCCACGGTCAGGCCTCGACGATGCTCGTGCCCATCTGCGCGAACGTGGCCACGTAGCGCGTGACCTTGCCCGCTTCGATGGTGCGCTTGTAGGCCTTGATCCCCAGCGTCACGGTCGTCGACTTGGCGGCACCGTAGAGGATGATGACCACTGCTGTGGTGCCGAGGCCACCACCGAAGATGGCGTCCGGACCGGTGGTCACGGTGTCGTCGTAGGGACCGTCGACGCTGAACTCGCTCAGCATGGTGAGGCCGGTGAAGAGCTGCTTGGTGATGGTGGCGCCGAGCGGCGTCTCCTCCTGGGTCTCCGCAACCTTCTCCACGTCGATCGAGCCGGTGATGAACGTGGTCACGAAGTTGGCGCCGACCTTGAAGGTTGCTGCGTTACTGCCGTACTGAGTCATGGTGTCCTAGCCTTTCTTTACGGGTTGCGGACCAGGGCGACCACGCCCGTCCACGACTGGGAACTGCCTGCGCCGCCCCACGCCCAGGCCGCCGAGGTGTATTGCCGGATGATGCCGCTGATGGCGAGCGAGACGGCGGTGTTGGCGAGCGTGACCACGGTGAAGGCGGAGCCGCCGGCGATGGGCAGGAAACTCACGTTGTCGGCGCTGTCGCGCATGGTCACCGCAAGGTTCGTGTAGCCGCCGAGGACCAGCGTGTCGACGACCAGCAGAGCGGTGCCGCCGTTGGCGCTTGAGGCCAGGTTGTTGACGCTCGTCGCGTCGCTGTTCGCGGCGGTGGTGCGCGCCACGCGGTTGAGGATGACGCGCCCGGAGAGCAGCGCCTGCTGCACGTTGAACTTGGCGTTGAGCTTGGTCAGTCCGGGGCTGCTGAGCAGCTTCTTGACCTGCGACTGCAGGGCGCCGCGAGCAAGGATGCAGGAGCTCCCGATGACGTCCCCGGCGATGGCGTAGAGAGCCGTGTGCTGCGCGCCGAGGGCACCGCCGGCTGTCGGGTCGAGCGCGACGACGATGCCCGCCGCCACATCGTTGAAGAAGCCGACCAGGAGGATCGTCACGTCGACCACGCCGTTGAAGGCGTTGCTCGTCACCTTCACGCCGAGGCCGGTGTTGTTCTCCGTCTGCGCGACCTGCTCGTCTTCGAGGCTGATGACGTCGCCCGCGACCTGATAGCCGTCGAGGTAGACCCAGGCGACGTCGCCAGATCCGTAGGTGCTCATGCGTCCACCTCCTCAATGGCGCCCGCTTCGAGGAGCCAGGGAACCGAGCAGGCAGGCACGTCGGAGACGACCTCGCCCACCGCATGGAACTCGCGCAGCTGCTCCTCTGCGGGCACGACCTCGCCCGCGAGCAGTCGCTCGATCATCTTGGGGTCGGTCGGGTAGTCGACTTCGATGAGGACCTTGTAGCGCTTCGCTGTCTTCGTCATGGGGCGCTCCTTACGTCGTGGGTCCGGCGACCCAGAAGGTCGCTTCCCATGTCGCGTAGCCGTCGATGTCGTCTGCCGGGTCGACCACGTCGACGGTGCAGATGAAGGTCTGCGTGAGGCCGCCCGACCGCGTGATGCGCACCCGGCCGATGCTGGCGCTGTAGAGCTGCTGCGCGAGCGTGTTCAGGAACGCCTGGCCGGCGTCGCGCGTCCCCGGAGTCGCCGGGTCTGCGAGCAGGTAGGCACGGGCACGCCAGCGCGGCTGCGTGTCGGTCTTGACGTGCCTCAGCTGGTCGGTCAGGCCGCCGACGTCCTCGCGGGTGTCCGCGCTCTCCTTGACCACGCTCAGCAGGCCGCCGACGGTGATCCACGTGGGACCGGATGGATAGGCGGTGTCCACTTCGACGATGCCGGTGGAGGCGAGGACCTTGCCGATCGCCATGACCTAGACCCTGTTCACGGTGACGGCGCGCACGTGGCACGCGAAGGTGAGCACGTAGCCGTAGCGTCCCTGGTCATCGAGTCCGAGGTAGGCGGGCTCGCTGTTCAGAGACGTGCAGCGGTGTAGGTAGATGGCGAGGTCGCCGGGATCGAGGGTCACGTCGTGCAGATTCTGCAGCTTCGCGTAGATGGTGCGGGCGCGGTCGTGCGTCGCGCGCAGGGCGCTGCCGCGCACGGTCACGGAGATCGTCGGTTCGTCGTAGCCGAGGTGATCGCTGCCGATCGGCATGTTGCCGCCGGTCGTCTTGATGCTCACGGCGTTGTTCGGGCTCGAGGGCATGACCTCGAGGAAGGCGTCGCCGCCGGCGGCGCCCTCGACGAGCGTCACCAGGGATTGCGTCGACAGGTAGCGGGCAAGGGCGAGGGCGATCATCGCCACTTCGCGATCTCGGCGCCGACGTAGCGGAACAGCGCCTCGGCCTGCTCCTGACAGGTGAGCAGCAGCCAGTGTCCGCGGGCGTTCGGGTTCTTCGACTTGCTGTGGTCGAACTCGTCGTGCTCGTGCTGGACCACGGCGTAGGCGCTGGCGTTGCCGCCATAGCCCATGTGCGCCTCGAGGCCCTCTGGCGTCGCCGGCACGACCTTGGCGCTGCCGGCGAGGACGCCGGTGAGGCGCGGGCAGGTCTTCTCGGCTTCACCCTTGAGGTGCTCGGCGGCGACGGTGAGCCCGCGGGCCGCGTTGCTGCGCGCCCGCTTCGGCACGTCGAAGTACCAGGTCATGTGGCACTCAGCGTTTGAGCTGCCGCTGCCGGGGTTGATCATGCTGCCCCCCAGCCGAGCTGCAGTTTCCAGCAGAAGTCCCGCGCCAGCTCGGTGAGCAGCTGCGCGTCGAAGAGGTAGAGCGTCTTGCCCAGCGTCGTCACGCGGCTGCCGACCTTGTACTCGGTGCCGGGGCGGATGAGCACCTGCAGGATCGTCTGCGCGGCGCGTCCGTCGGGCAGCGCCACGGTGGACTGACGCACGGATACCATGGCCGGGATGGTGACGGCGGTCCCAAAGGTCGGACCGAGTGCACTTTCGCCGAGGTAGGGCTCGATCGTGATGCTGTCCCGGAGCGCCGCCGAGGGGATCACTGCAGACCCGTTCCCCAAGGCACACGCGAGAGGCCACCGCCGGAGGCGCCGATGAGGCCGTACTGGCGCAGGATGTCGAGGGCGCGCGGGGCCATGCGCGGGGCGCGCTTGCCGGTGAAGCCGGACACGGTGATCTGCGTACCGGCGAGGCCGTCGATGTCGTTGCCCTCGCTGACCTCCTGCCAGAACTCGACCTGCGCGCAGGTGGCGTCGCGCAGGGCGGCGGCAACGGTCGCGTCCGTTGGCAGGCTGGTACCGGTGTTCACGAGGAAGCTCGTCGTCACCTTGGAGTCGATGAACTCCGAGGCGCGAAGGAGAAGGCGGGTGATGTCGCTGGGAGCGACACCACCCGCGTAGGTCGTATAGTCGGAGCTTGTGGCATAGGCGACCGTCACGGCTACTCAGGGTCCTCCGCAGCGTCGACCGCCGGGTCCTCGGGCATCTCGGCGTCGGCGTCGACCGCCGGGTCCTCGGGCTGCGCCGACAGGGCGGCGATGATCTCGGCCTTGGTGGCCGACGCGTCGACCTCGACATCCGCCGTTGAGGCCAGCGCCAGGAGGGCAGCCTTGTTGAGCTTCGCCAGGTCGGTGGCCTCGGGCGCGTCGACCTGCTGGAGCATCCCGTTGAGGAGCTGCGCCTGGACGTACTCCAGGTCGGCGTCGACCACGAACGCGACGCCGCCCTGACCGATAACGTGGATGGTCTCAGCCATCGGGTTCAGGCTCCGACCGGGAGCACCAGGACCTGCACTGTGCCGGTGGTGCCAGCGGCGTAGGTGATGGTGATCGTGCCGTCCGAGTTCAGGTGCTTGGCCGTGTCGACCAAGACGTACCTGATCTCGTTCTGGGCCATGGAGATGGCGAGCGCCGCGCTGTTGATGGCCGCCGAGCTGTTGCCCGCGGCGATGGTGACGACCTTCACGCCGGCGAACGTGTTGACGATGCGCAGGACCACGCGATCGCCGCCCTGCGGGGACGGAAGCGCGAGGCTGTTGCCGTCGGCCGCGTCGATGGCGGCCGTGCCGGGCTCGATGAGCGAGCTGGCGTAGGGGATGACGTTCGACGCGCTGATGGTGATGGCGGTGAGGGCCACAGGTGTCTCCTTTCAGAGCACCGGGCAGCCGCCCGGCCAGGCGGACGGCTGCCCAAGAATGTCAGGATCAGGTCTGCGAGGCCCGCAGGAGCGCGATGCCGTTGTTGTAGACCAGCTTGGCGCCGTAGGTGTGCAGGCCGCGCACGGCGCTGGCGAACGTGGTCTGCAGACGGATGTCCTCGACCTCGTTGACCTGGTTGGCGAAGGCGATGGCGTCGGGACCGCCGGCCATGATGGCGTAGTCGTCGCCCGTGATCAGCTGCACGCTGTTCGACAGGTAGACGGTGGCGCCGAGCACCTGACCGATCTGGCCGGTGAGCAGCGTGTCCGCCGTGGTCGCGGCGTTGGCGAGGAAGAGGTTGTTCCTGCGCAGCAGCGCCATGTACCAGGGGTCGACGACGACCCAGCGACCGTCCGGCGGTACGTCGGCCTCGTCCAGCTTCTGGATGAGTGCCACGATGTACTGGTAGGCGAGGTCGCTCGAGGTGATGGCGATGGTGCCGAGATCGTTGGCCGCGGCGACGCCGGTGTAGAGACCGGCGATGAACACGTCCGCCTTGAGTGCGAGCTTGCGGCCGGCGCGCTGCAGCGCCTTGGGGATGACGTTGGCGGCGGCCTGCGCGGCCTTGATGTCGTCCACCTTGAAGGAGAACGAGTCGCCCTGGTCGATGACCAGCGACTGCGCGGCGGTGTTGGCGTCCTCGTAGGTCAGCGTACCGCTGGCCGCATACGAGGAGATCGTCGGGTCTGACACGGTGTTGATCTTGACCGTGTTGCCGAGCTGCGCGTCACCCTCGAACTCCCGGCGGCAGAGGCCGGCGAAGATGGTGGCGCGGTCGAAGGCCGCGAGGACGTTCTTCGACCAGATGGTCGCGAGAAATGAATCGATGGCCACCAGGGGCCTCCTTTCGAGACGCTAAGACGCGAACTCCGCGTTTTGCGTCCCGTCGGACGGCCCCTGGTAAGGGCATCTTCCGCTGGCCTTGCGGCCCCGCTTAGCGCCCGTCGGCGGCCCCCCGAGGGGGCGGTGTGTATACAGCCTAGATGCGGCCCCGTGCTGGAGCCGGGGCCATTTTCAGGCAGAGCGCAGTCGCGGCCGTCCAGGCTCGGCAGCGGCGGCATTGATGTCGTCGGCGACCTCGGCGAACTCGGACGCGGTCATGGCGGCGATCTGCGCCTCGGTGTAGACGCGCTTGCCGTTGCCCTGAGCGTTCATGTCACCGCCGCTGCGCTGCGTTCCGGCGGGAGTGAAGAGGGCGCCGAACTTGCCCTTGACCTGCGTGATCGCGGCGGTGATGGCGGCGAGGTCCACGGAGCCGTCTTCGTTCACCTCGATGGCCGAGAGGTCGGCCAACTTGATGACCGCTTCAGCGTTCTCTCCGGTGGCTCCGAGCGCCGCGGCGACGGACTCGGCCTTGGCCTGCACGAGCATACGGTTGGCGCGCTCAACGACCTTCTGACTGTCCTGCTTGGCAGACTCCAGTTCTGCCTTGAGCTTGTCTTCTGCGCTCATCGCGGCCTTCTTGGCCTCATCCTCGACCGATTTTCGAGCCTCGGCCTCGGCGCGCTTCACGCGGGCGGCGATGAGCTTGTCGACGTCCTCCTGCGTGAAGGTCTTGCCGGGCGCCGGTGGGTCGGCGGGCGGCGCAGCGGCCGGCGCAGCGGGTGACCCCGCTGGCGCAGCACCACCACTGCCAGCGGGGTCATCGGGACGGAACAAGATGCGTGACTTCATGTGATTGCCCTCCTTGAGCTAGCGGGGTCCAGCGACTGATTCGCGTCCGTACTGACGCGGTAGATTGTTGGCCGCCACGTGCGAGCGCAGGCGACCCTGCCACTCCTTGACCTTGGCGGCAGAACGCGTCTGCGCCTGTTCGTCGACCGCGGCAGCGGAACGCACCTTCCATGCGCGAACGCCGCGCTCGAGGTAGCGCTGGTGCTGTTCTGCGTTGTAGCGCTCGGGGTCGGCCACGTTGGCGTCGGGAAGCGTCGTGAGGCCTTCGACGTACAGCGACGGTGTGTGCTCACAGTTGGGGTGGAAGAGGCCTTCTGCCTCGGCGTCGTCGAGCGAGACGTAGTTCGGATCGTCGCCGGAGACGGAGAGGATCTGTCCCTCGAAGGGCGCGCACTCCGGGCAGGCGCTGGCCGAGTCGTTGATGAACACGAGGTCTTCGCCGAGCGCCGCGTAGCCGGCAAGGCTGGCCGCGCGCTCGGCGTTCATGGTCGCCGTGCGCGTCGCCATCTCGACGTAGCTGACGAGGTTCATCGTGCGCCCGGAACTGTCAAAGACGGTGACGCCGCGGCAGGCGAAGCCGTCGAGCGCCGCCTGCGCCGTCTTGAGCCGCGTCGCCTCGCCGGCCATGCCTTCAAGGCCCTTGGTGGTCGCCTGGGCGATGACGTCGCGGTAGACGTCGTCGGCGTAGCGCAAGATGCGCGCCGTGGCGGCATCGACGGAGTGCTCGTACTCAGCCTGCAGCTTGGCGATCGCCTCGAGGCTCGGCTCCTTGAAGTGCGTGGCGATGCGCGCCAGGCGCGGTACCTCCTGCGCCTCCTTGACCGACTTCGCGAAGCCGATGCCGTAGGCGGCCAGCAGCACAGCGCCGACGTCGTCAGCCATACCGGAGCGCAGGTCACTGACGAGCTTGCGCACCCGCTGGCGCACAGTGGCGGGGCTGCGCTGCTGTTTCACCGCCAGGGCGACTGCCGCGAAGACCGCCAGTTCGGCGGCGCTGAACGAGGCGATGATGCGCCGGATCGCTTGCTGTGCCTCATCTGCCGTCACGGCATCGTGGGCGGCGGCGGCATGATGGTGCCGTTCTCAGTACGGATGCGGTCGACCTCGGCCGTCACCTGATCGTCGATCCACGTCGGGTTGAGCGTCCGAACCCGCGTCTCGATGGACGTCGCCTCGGCATTGCGCAACTGTACCAGCGTGTCCGCGAGTTCGGCGGCGCCGGTGTCTGCCTCCTGCCACTCGATGTCGGGACAGGCGGGCGTGACGCCGCTGCCGAACTCGGCGGCGTCGACGATGAGCAGCGCCTCGAGGACGTGAGAGAGCGCAGTCTCCCAGTAGCGCTGCTTGCGACCCAGCGTGCGGTAGGTGAGCTGCTCGCGGATGCGCAGCGCCGTGCCCGACTCGGTGCGCCCGGCGAGGTCGAGGCCGAAGGTGCGCGGCGAGTAGCCGGCCTTGGAGACGATCTGCTTGATGAGGTCGAGTGAGGCAAGCAGGAACTTCTCGACGCGGATGTCCGGCTGCACGACGTTTGGCTGCATGCCCTCCGGAGGCACGTCGATCTCGGTGAATACCTCGCGGTCGAGGTCCATGCCCTTGCCACTGCCGCGCGGGTTCGTGGGGTCGTTGCTGCTGAGTACCCCGGAAGGCACGAGGATGCGGCTCTGCGATAGGCGCACGTCGCGCATGAGGCCCGAGTAGACCTCGTCCAGCGCGTCCAGCAGGTCCTCAGCGCCGCCGATGTCAGCGCGCCCGAGGTAGGAGCCGCGGTTGCGCTGGTTGGGGCGGGCGTTGGGCACGTAGAAGG